TTTCAGGGGATACTTTTTCAGGGGATACTTTTTCAGGGGATACTTTTTCAGGAGAGACTTTTTCAGGAGATACTTTTTCAGGAGATTTGATATTAAGATCATTTTGAATCATATTTATTCTTTCATTTTCTTTGTTTTCTAAACAAATAATAAAATTTATTAAATGAGGTTTTGTTCTAATTTTATAAATATGATCAGTATGTTTAGTTTTATCTTGATTAGTCAAATCACATATAATATTAATAAGTTCTGGTTTTTTTAAAAGGTTTAATTCTGCTTGACGTGCAAGCTCATATGGTTTAGTTGGAATATAATTACCACTACATTCATCTATAATAACAGGTTTGGGTAATTTATGTAACTCACATTTTTGTGTTTCATTATTCCATCTGTAACCATTTTCACATCTATTTTTAGGACTAGTAGTGCGTTTATTTTTAGGACTAGTAGTGCGTTTATTAGAAGTATTAGGTATTATATTATTACCATCGATATCATCATTAGGAACACATACATTGTTTATACATCTATGTTTCCTAGTGCATCTTTTAGGTGGCGTTGGACATTTAGTATAATTACCAGGTTTCTTTTTGTGAGTAATCTTATCATTAGGAACACATCGATTATTTATACATCTATGTTTCCGAGGGCATTTTTTAGGTGATGTAGGACATATAGTATAGTTCTCAGGATTGTTGTTATTCATATAGGTATACTTTACAATATATGTATATTATTTTATGCGTATATTGCTTATTACATAGAAGTATATAAAATTACTTTATACTGTGAAAGCATATTATTAATTTTATATAGCATGTTTTGTTTTTCTAAATTATATTCTCTTATAGAATCTTTACATTCTTCGTAGGTTTTCCATTTCATATTACTAACTTCAGAAGTTTCATATTTGTCCATATCCAATGTATCTTTATAATTCATATATGTAATAAAATATTTATGTTTATAAGATTTATAATTAGATCCAGTAAAAATTTCTTCAAATGGAATAATATTATCAATAATATTAAGATGTTCCTTTACAAATCCAGTTTCTTCAGTAAATTCACGTATAGCACAATCTAAATCATTTTCATTAAAGTTTCGACGTCCTTTTGGAAATCCCCATTCAGGTTCAGTCCATATTTTAAATTTATTGCTTTCTTCGATAAGATCATTTAAATTAAATTGTTTATTTTTGAATTTAATACCATTTCTAAGAGTATTAAACTTAGTTTTAGAAATATTTTCTTCAGATTTGTATTGATTAGAAATGCATACATCTCCCCATATATAGCTCCATAATTCATCAAAAGACTTTTCTAAAAGAATTTTTTTTTCAAAAGAAGTCATTTGTATCAACATATTCATAATATAACTTTTGTTATTAGTAGAATATTTACCGCGCATGAAATCAACAAATCCCAAAGTATCTTTACGACATATCATTAAATACTCAATTTTATTATTGTTAATTCTGTATGTAATTAATCCTAAACTAGTAATAGGCAATTTACATTGATTATAATTATGACCATGTTTTCCACAATTATTACAATAAGTATCACTCATAATTTAACTATTAGTATACAACAGTAATTCTTTACACCCTTTTTATTAATTTGTTTGTATGGTAATAAATAAATATGTGTATCGTTTATATTAAAAATGAATTTTGATCCAAAAGTATGGGGACCTCATTATTGGTTTTTTTTACATACAATATCTGAATCATATCCATTAACACCAAATGATGTAACAAAGCGAAAATATTATGATTTAATACAAAATATGCCATTATTTATTCCAGTAGAAGAAATAGGTAATAAATTTAGTGAAATATTAGATAAATACCCAGTAAGTCCATATTTAGATAATCGCGATTCATTTGTAAGATGGGTTCATTTTATTCATAATAAAATAAATATATTATTAGGTAAAGAAGAAATATCTTTACCAAAAGCATTAGAAAAATATAGAAATGAATATAAACCAAAACCAGTATATTTAAGTGAAAAAATAAAATTAAAAAAGCATTATATAAATTTTGTGTTAATATTATTATGTTTATTATTAATTTATATATATTATGAATAAATGGTGTAGTGAAAATTTATCTAGAGAATATAAGAAGGATAATGAGATTTGAATTAGTAATAATAATAGTAGCAGGGTTTATAATGGCAAATATTTATACTGATGGAAAATATTTGAATACATTAATGTCTTGGAAAAAATATTATCAAATGGCAGGTGTAGCATTAGGAGCGTTAATGTTATATATTTTATTAAAAAAGAATCCACTAAGAGCAAAAGAGATTATGTCAACATCAAACGATTACATAAAATATTTACCAATAGATAAAAATGCGTCAAATATAATTTCTCCAATATTAGATTTTACAAGTAAGCAAAATTTTGGGGGTGGTGATACTTCACATCCAATATTACCTATAAATAATAATCAAATAAGTGAAGATAGGATAATGAATTCTGGTAAAAAATCAACAAAGCGTTCTGTAAGTGAAACCAAAAAAAAATTTGTAGCATCCCGTCAAGATTGGAAATGTGGAGATTGTAAAGACCAATTAAACGCATGGTTTGAGGTAGATCATATAGTACGATTAGAATATGGCGGAAGTAATCATGTTGATAATTTAGTAGCATTATGTCGTGATTGTCATGGAAAAAAAACAACAATGGAAAATTTATAAATATTTTTATTATATGTAATGAATATATAATAAAATGGATACAGAAAGTTTAATAACATTAATAAAATATGTTTTTGCATTTGGATTTGTTATATATTTTATAATGATAATGTTTGAAGCATCTGAAGATACCAAAGCATCTACAGATAATTACATGAATTATTTATATCCAATCATAATAGGATTAATAATATTAATACCCTCAGTATTTTTAAGCAAAGATTATGCGAATAATATTTATTATGTTAGTTTAATAATAGGAACAGTATTAGTATTATTTGGATGTATTTTTTATTATCATTCAAACGTAAATAATGGTGTTTATTCTTTTATAAATTATTTAATATCAGGAGTTTTATTATTAAGTATATTAATAGGATTAGCTATAATATTTTATTTTTATAGTAATGAATTAAAAAAAACAGAAGGTTGGTTAGGTTTTATAGTGCATTTATTATTTTATGTTCCTTGTTTAATATTAGATTTTTTTAATTACTTAAAACAGGAATTATTATTAACAACAAATGTAGTATATTATCTTTTTATAGCTGAGGTATTATTAATATTACTTTATAATTATTTACCAAAAGTAATGGAAAAAATAGCATTGAAAGAGGGAATACCATTAATGTCAGGAACAGCTTTTTTAGATATAGAAAAACCAATAGCTAGTAATTATGATTTACGTTTAAAAAAACAAAATGATGATATGAATTCACCAATAATTTATCGTAATAATTATAGTTTATCAATGTGGATAATGTTAAATCAACAATCTGATAATAAATTATCATATATTAAAGAAACTTCAATATTTAATTACGGAGATGGAAAACCAAGTATAAAATATGTTCCAAAATCACATGAAAATGAAAAAGATACATTAAAAATATATTTCACAAATGATACTACTGATAAAAATTATTTTACAATAGAAATAGATGTACAAAAATGGAATCAAATTGTATTCAATTATAATACGAGTTATGTAGATGTATTTGTAAATGGACATTTAGAAAAAACATCTAGATTTAATAATAATCATCCAACCTATTCAGCAGAAGATATAGTAAGTGTAGGTTCAACAGATGGTTTAGATGGTGCGATAAGTAATATAAAGTATTATATTGGTAATCAATCAAAATCACAAATAGCAAATTCCTATAATTTACTACTAAAAAAAAATCCACCTACAGATATATAGAATGGATACAGTTACGATTATTTTAATAGTATTAATATTAGTTTTAATATATTTGTTATATAGTTATTTTACAGATAGTGCGGTTCAATTAATATCAACCGCAGATTTAAACAATGAAGTAGCAGCAATTTCTGATGTATCTAAACCATTAAATAGAAGATATGGACACTCTGTATGGATATATGTAAGTAGTTGGGATAATAACGCTCAAAAAAATATCATATCTCGTGAAGGACAGTTTAGATTATATTTAGAACAATCAGCACCAACATTAAAACTAGATATGAATATGAATAATCAAGATAATACTACTCAAACAATGATTATTACAAATAATTTTCCATTACAGAAATGGGTAAGCATTGCTATAAGTGTAGATAATCAATTTGTTGATGCTTATTTAGATGGTAAATTAGTTCGTTCTCAAAGATTTTATGATTCAAAAAATAATGTAATGTTAGCTTCTCCACCCAACAAAGCACCTTTGTATTTAGGAAAAGACAGTCGTTTTGATGCATACGCAACATTATTTAAACGATGGACTGAACCTATATCTCCAGAAGCTGCTTGGGATAATTATATGAAAGGTAATGGTTCTAGTAAAATGACATCAGCTTTAAATGATATAGGAATAGATTTGTCAGTTTTACAGAATAACGAGGAAATTAAGAAAATATCATTAATGTAATAATTATAAAATAATATACATATTAGTATTGTTTTATCTAATATATATTATATAAAACAGTATGAATATTCAACAACAAAGTAATTTACAAAACGATACATTTTCGACAATAAATGATACATTACAAAGTGGTATTCAGAATGTAAGTGATACATATGATTCAGCAAAAGATAGTTTAACTAGTACATTTGATGATTTTTCTACAGATACTGCTGTAAGTGTAGGAGCTACCGCTGGATTTTTATATTCTAATACTATTATTGCTAAGTTTGCTTTTATTATTTTAGTATTAATAGTATTTTTATTCTTAATGAATTTAGGTATTGTTCTAATTAATTATTTCAATAAGCCTTCAGAAACACCATATATAATAAAAGGAAAAATTAGTGGTACTACCGGAATGATAGTATCCCAAGATCCTAAGGATATTGATAGTAAGCCAATATATAAATCAAATAATGAATCAGAAGGGTTAGAATTTACATGGTCTTCATGGATTTATTTAAGTGATATTGGTAAAGATAGCATGAAATATCAACACATTTTCAGCAAAGGAGATAATAATTTTGATCCTGAAACTAATATTGCTCGTGTTAATAACGCACCTGGTATGTATTTGGCTCCAATGAGTAATAAATTACATATAATAATGGATTCTGTAAATAAAGATGATGTAAATACTACAATAGATATAGATAATATACCTATCAAAAAATGGGTTCATGTTGCAATTCGTGCTATGAATACAAAAATAGATGTATATGTTAATGGTATAATAGCAAGTCGTTTAGAGATGTCAAACACACCTAAACAAAATTATGGTGATGTTTATATTTGTCAAAATGGAGGATTTATCGGTGAATTATCATCATTAAGATACTATAACAGAGCCTTAAATGTATTTGAAATAAACCAAATCATATCAAGTGGTCCTGATTTAACGTCAGTTAATAATACTGAACATGAGGGAGGATTCAAATACTTATCCAATTATTGGTATTCTTCAAAGTATTAATTATTTATCGTCGTATAATATAACTTAATATTATACGATGTCAACAGATGTACCTTTAGCTAATATATGTGCACAGAGAAAAAAACAATTGATTTTTACTACTGCTTCTAATGAAAGTAGATTAAATATATTTGACAAATCGCCTTATCCTACATATACTCAATCACAATTAGATATGAGAAGAAAAGTAGAAATATTGAAATATTCTAGTAATAAACAATCTACACAAACAAATCAATTATCTCAAAAACAACGTTTTTCACAAATTATGAATAATAGAAATAATTTTAATTCATCTAGTATTAATAATACGCCATCCACATGTCCTGAATTAAACACTATAATCAAAACTCCCACTAGCTCATCAGATGTTCCTGGTCCAGTTATAGATTTATTTTTAGATAAAAATGTGCCTTTATATAATTACGCAAAAAACACAGATAATTATGGTATAGCGACACCTTTTGATGAAGATATGTGGAAAATAATTACAACTCCTGATAATACCTTTCATGAAGATAAACAAGAGAGTGAATTATTTTCATTAAAAATAACAGAAAGTATTAATAAACCTAGTTATATATATCAATTAAAGGTACCAATTGGAATTTACATAACTGGTAAAACTAAAAATACTAATTCTATTCAAGAGTATAAGAATGTTGAGTTGTCATTTGATCAATTAACTCCATTTACTATAATAGTTAAATATAATAGTAATATAGTATCTACAACTAATCCAGTGGTAGTATATTCTACAAATAATTCTAATATACAATCATTAAATCTAGATATATCTAATAATATATCAACATTTGAAGCAAAATTATATTCCGGTGTTATAACCGTAAATAATTTAAATTTATTTACACAGAATGGGTATGTTTATGATATAATTATTCAACCAAATTTATCAATTAATATAGGGGATTCTAAAATAACAAGTGACTTTTTTGTAGAATTTGACATTAGTTATGGTATATTATCAAATATATCTGAAAATATTAAATTAGAAAATACAAATTGTATTATAAACAGTAATCCTAGTAATACACCACACGCGCCATTTAATTTTATAGCTATGTCTTAAATGTTAAACAATTCTTTGGATAATGTATCTTTAACCATAGAAAACTTACCTTTATTAAATTTAATTGTATTATTACTAAGAATAAATATAAACTCAACACCTTTTTTTTTAAAAACAAAGGTATCTTGATTTTCTGCATATCCTGTTAGTTTCATATCATAAACATACGTTTTATTATCAATCTTTACCAAAAATTGACAATCGGTATCAAACTCATAACTACAATAATCTGTGTTAGCTAAATAATTCGTTAAAGTAATATATGTTTCATGAGAATTTAACTCATTTTTAAATTCTAATACAGGTAGTAATTCTAATTTTTCAGTTGATGTATGATTAATATTAATATCTGTATTAAATAGGCGCAAAGTATAATAAGGTTTATTATTACAGTTGTCAAATTCCATAATTAATTATAATTATAATTAATTATTTAAGTTTTTTTTATAATCAATTTATTGTGTGGCAATACTTTTTAATGGATGTGGTTTTTTAGTAGGTACCATATTTGATGTAAATGTAGGATTTAAACATAATTCTTTAGTTTTGAATATTTTTTTAGAAAGACATTTGTCATCGTCATCTACTTCAACACAACCTTTACGTCCATTATATTCTCCTATTAAACACCAGTTTGATTTGTTTGAAGAAATATTTGTTTGTATTGGACTTTCAGTAGTATCAAATGATGGTTCATTTAACGAAAAATCTAACTCCTTTTTAGTTTCATAATTTACAGCATTTTTACTGGCATCTTTTAATATATTACCAGCAGATTGAATAGCACCTTCCGCAATATCAATCCCTGCTCTAGCTACATCAGAGGTAACATCAGCGGTTTTATTTATTACAGAACCACTTACATATCCTAATATTCCTAATAAATTATAAACTAGTGGTTTAAATACATTAACTATAACTTGTATGAGATTACCAAAAATTAATAAAAGATTTACTCCTAAAAGAGAAAAAATTAACAATATTGATAATATAACAATCATAAAATTTTTATTTTCTCCTATATCAGAATTAATTAAACTAGTAGAAGGGGGAATTGTTGATTCCATTTATAATATATTATATAAAAACATATTTATTAATAGGTTCGTTTGCTTTCTTGTGATATAATATGTATTTATTTTAAATGGAAATATCAGGTATGCTTGAAATGATTTTTTTTATTAGTTTAGGAATTACTTTTGTTTTAATTGTATTTTTAGTTTATAATTTTAGACAAAAATTTTCAACATTAGAACAAAAATGTGATACTATGTTTGAGATTATAAATGGTATCGTAAAAGAATTAAATAATCGTCATACAATGGAAGTACCTACTATTCCAGAAAATGTTATTTTTAGACCAAATAATGTGAATGAATATACACCTGTAGAATTACCAAAACTTGTGGTTTCTGATGATGATACAATGGAAGAAGAAAGTGAGGAAGAAAGTGAGGAAGAAAGTGGTGAAGAAAGTGGTGAAGAAAGTGAGGAAGAAAGCGAGGAAGAAAGTGGTGAAGAAAGCGAGGAAGAAAGTGGTGAAGAAA